GAGACTGTAAGCCATTTTGTGTAAACATAGTGACTTAGTAATATGTCAATCCTCCTGGATCAATGATAGAATAAAATTGATCCAGGAGGATTTTACTATGGCAAGACAAAGAAAACTTTCACCTGAACGCAAAGCATTCATTGATAAACTCATTGCAGACTATCAGCCTGAAGATGCAGAAGATATTCAGGATATGCTGAAAGACCTTCTCGGTGATACCCTTCAGGGCATGCTTGAAGCCGAGATGGACCAGCAGCTCGGGTATTCCAAATACGATTACAAGAACAAGGATACGGATGACAGCCGCAACGGCTTCAGCAAGAAGACCGTGACATCATCTATGGGAGATATCGATCTCGATATACCCCGTGACAGAAAAGGCGATTTCGAGCCGAAGGCCGTAAAAAAGAACCAGACAGATATATCAAACATCGAAGATCAGGTCCTTTCAATGTATGCCAAAGGCATGACTACACGTGATATTTCAGACCATCTGAAAAGCGTATACGGTGTCGACGCATCTGCTGAAATGATATCCCATATGACGGATCGAATACTGCCGCTTGCGAAAGAGTGGCAGAACAGGCCTCTCGAAAAGAAATACGCTATCGTATTCATGGATGCCGTGCATTACCATGTACGGGAGGATCATCAGATCGTTAAGAAAGCCGTATATGTTGCTATAGGCACCAAACTTAGCGGCACGAGAGATGTGCTCGGTATGTGGGTAGGCGGAAATGAGAGCGCCAAATACTGGTTGGGAGTCCTTAATGAAATCAAGAACCGAGGAACGGAAGATGTCATGATCTTCTCTGTTGATGGCCTTACCGGATTCGGAGATGCGATAAGCGCCGTATATCCTCAGGCAGAGATACAGAGATGCATAGTCCATCAGATACGCTATACGACTAAATTTGTAGCCAGCAAAGACATCAAGGCTTTCATGGCCGATCTTAAAAATATCTATCAGGCTCCGAATGAGGAAGCTGCAGGCATCGCGCTGGACGAGCTCGATGAAAAATGGGGGTCGAAATATCCGTCATCTGTTTCGTCATGGCGCAGCAACTGGGCCCAGCTTTCGACATATTTTAAGTATCCGCCTGAAATCAGGAAGATCATATATACCACAAATTCCATCGAGAATTTCAACCGGCAGCTGCGCAAGGTCACCAAAACAAGAACGATCTTCCCTACCGACGATTCTCTTTTCAAGATCCTTTATCTGGCGATGATGGATATCACGAAAAAATGGAAGGGGCGTCCCCGTGACTGGGGTCAGATTCTGAGTCAGCTGATGATTTATTTTGGTGATCGCATCTCTGACGAAGACCTTGAATAGGACTATTTTCAAAGTACGAAATCAGGCTGCCATTTGACAGCCTGATAAGTCTGTGCCAATATACAGGCATAGATCAAATATTGTTTTAATTATTCTTTAGAAATTCTGTTGTTGACCCTGAGGGGTTTACACACAATGCGTTACACTCCCGAAAATGAAATTAATGCTATTATTTCGTCCATTAATTCTCATGATAATAAAGCTAATATCAAAACTGCTATTCAAGAACTTATGAAAGCCATTCAAGATGATACTATCTCAACAATGTAAAAACACATCCCTGAGGGAAAATACCTCAGGGATGTGTTTTTATATTGTAAATGCAAGCTGTCCTTCTTTATCAAGATTAATATTTCCATAAATATCAATCTTTTTATACTTTTCTAAAAATCCATTATACGTAACTTGCCCCTTGAAGAATTTTAATATTTCTGATTCATTGGCATCACAATATTTTGCATTTTCACCGCATTCAACTGATTCCAAATCTGCTATTGTTTCACGCGCAGTTATTTGCTTTCTCTCTTCCGTTGTTATTGGCACCGGGAAAAGGTCTGAAGGTGAAATCTTTATATCGTTCCTTGTGCAGATAATAAACACTCTCTTTCTTTTTTGTGGAACCGCATAATCACTTGCCATCAAGGTTCTACCTTCAGTACTATATCCTAACTCAGTAAATAATTTATTTACTTCTCGATATGTTTTCCCGCTCTGGTAGCTGAGAAGCCCCTCAACATTTTCAAAAACAATAACCTTAGGATTTACCCTTTTTACAATGTCAACAAATTCTCTAAATAGCTGATTCCTAGGGTCATCATCTGCCCTGAACCCTGCCATAGAAAACCCCTGACAAGGCGGCCCCCCGCAAATAATATCTGCATGTCCTTCTTTTGCTGCTTTTTCTATTGTAGCCTTTGTTTCAGCCTTTGTTATATCACCACAAAATACATTTATTTCCGGATTATTAATTTTTAAGGTTGTACAGGCACTTTCTTCAATATCATTACTCAATAATGATTCGATTCCAGCCGCTTTAAATCCAGCAGTCATTCCTCCTGCACCGCAAAACAAATCAATCGATTTTGAGCAACCTGTAATATCCTTTATGCGTGTTCCAATTTGGTAAGCAAGTAACGTTGGTACTGCATTACCAACCTGCTTTAGGCATTGTGTTTTATTTCCATAAAAATAATAATCGTCTTTAAAAGCTTGAAATCTTGCGGCTTCCCTTACTGATAACACCCTCTCATGAACTGGGTGAACATATGTCCCATTACCAGGTCTATTGAAATAGGTTGTTATCGTGTAACTAGGTTTTTCATAATCAATTCTTCCATACAGTGTTGTACGTCCACCAGTTTCAGTTATTCTCTTTAGTCTTTTAGATTTATTAACAGTTTCAATAGGGATATCTTTCCAGCTACCCCCTTGTGGAACATTCTTTATCATTTCCAAATCCAAGTTGCTTAGTTTGAAAGTCGTATGATTAAGAATATGCCCTTTATACAATGCCATAAACTTTGTTGTTATACCTTTAGCCACATTAATTTCAAACTTGCTAAGTCCATTCAAATGATTGTCAAGGCTGATCTCACCACTTAAAATCTTATGTGACTCTTCATATTTAATGCCCGTGATTATACACTGTAAAGCATTATAATAATCATTTATACATTTAGTTTCATTCATTTTCTTTTCTTCCGGTTCACTTATTATACCATAGGCCTTTTTGGCTAGTAACTCTATCTCGTCAATTAAATTTTCGGTTTCTTCTTTTAAATATTGCTGTGTAAGTTTTGAAATCACCTTTAATTCAGGCGCTTCAACAGGGATTGGAAAACAATCTATTTCGTAATTGTTAATATGATTATTACTACTAGTCATCTTAAATAGCCAATTAATAATTTTTGTATTAAACAATCCGAGCAAAGCATAAATGTCTATTTCGTACCTGTTCTGTGAAACAGAAATAAAATTACAAGAGTTGCCTAACACATAGTTACATGGCGCAAAAGCAAATTTAACTCTTCGCTCTTTATTCATATTTGCAATCTGTTGACAAATAATCCTGTCTTGCTCTATGTAATACTTTTTTGGAGTAGTGGAAACAAATTCATTTGACACATAAACTTCTTCCTGGGGGTACAATAGTTTATAATATCCAATATCTCTACCTCTCAATAGTGGATACCCGGTATTACTCTCAACAATACTGCCTTTATTTGTAGTTAAATCAAGCTCACCACGTAAATTTACTACGAAATCCAAGTCTTTAACTACCGGGAATTTTCTTAACTTTTTTAATATTTGATATTCCTCTGCCGATACCGCAATTATCGCATTCCCAGTATTTTCATTAATAATATCGTCAATTGATACTACTGCTACATCTGTTGGCTTTCTATAGAAATCTTTAGTAATTATTACAGTTTTAGTTTTTTCACCCTTCTTCAATAGAATTGCACTCAAAGCTTGCTGTGCATCAATAAAACCGCTTCCTTCTTCAATTACTTTAACCGAGATTATTTTCATATCTTTTAAAATGTGTGTTCGTAATCTCATGCATGTTTTGTCTGACATTATTGATGAAGGAACAAGCAAACTAATATATGCATGCTCATTTGCATATTGATCAATGATTTCCTCAACAAATAATTTATAAAGATTCAATACACCAGTTGTAGAATATTTAAATTTTCCGGATACAATTTTTGATATTTCGGCGTATTTATTCTTATCGCTGTTATGCTCCTCTTCGTTACTATATTGACCTTTTTCAGCTTTCAAGTTCTTATATGGTGGATTAGTTGCTATTATATCAAATCCATCTTTTACAATATCTGCCGTGAAAACATCATTGATACTAATATACTCCAATGTGGATGATGTAACATCCACTAATAATCCAGACCCTATATGCTCCGAGAAATACAAATCTGGTAATTCAATATTCCAAAATGCTAGTGCCAATAGTTTCAATGACTTTTTATACCCTTCAAGTGCATCCTTATTTACATCTGCTACATAAATATTATTAAGAAGAATCATTGCTTCATCACTGCTAATTCCCGTATTCCTTACGGCTTTAATATATGAAAAAACAAAGTTGCCAGCACCAACACAGGGTTCAAAAAAACGATATTGAACTATTCTCTTGTCACTTCTCTTTAGATTATCAACTAATTCTCCCATCATAACATCTGTTAACTTCAAATCTGTATAGTAGCTTCCCGTTCTTTTGCGAACTAAATCATCCATCTCTGTTTCAATAAATTTACCTCTATTATTCAAGGAAGCCCACATTCCTATTTCGTCTATATTATACACGTCGCTCTCCTTATACAACTTCGCTACCATATAATGCAATTAATGAAGTTCGACAAATCACTTCAATTAGTATATTATGCTCTTTTCAATGGTTATAGCAAGTAAAATCGAATCTATTAATCACTCTAATTCTTATCAACTAGCGCCTTTAGATTAGCCTATTATACATCTAAACTATCAACTCAATTATGGAAATCTATGCATCCCATCAGCACGCTTCGCCTTTGATTATACCATCAAGTCGACCCTCTGAATGCCTTTGATTTTACTTGTTTTCCGGCATCCCCAGGGTTCATATTTTTCTTTGATGCAAACCACGCAACCTATTGATTTCAAGCCTTTTGTACACTATCCTATTTTATCTTTGACATCAATACAACACTCTCAACGTGCCTCGAGACGACAACAGGCACGTCGTTTAAACTCGGTCGATAATGGTATCTGTTTCTTATCTTTAATTACAATCTGGTCGTTTACAGTAAACTTATTTCTATGATGTATTCCGGTGTTACTGATATTTCTCCTCCGTGCAGTGTGACTATCTTTTTTGCGACCGCAAGCCCGAGCCCTGCACCGCCGGTATCAGATGAACGTGCTTCATCCAGATATGCTCC